CACCGAGACCTGACAGGTTGACCTGATAGCTGTCAACCACTGTAGCGTTGATGAGGAACGAGACCTTGTTCGTGGTTGCGTTCTCAGTACCAGACAACTCGATGGCTTGAATGGTTTGGTTCAGGAAGGTATCGTAGTCGGTCAGAGCATCAAAGTCATGCTCCATCGACATAGTGATCTCACGCTCACCCCACTGGATGAACGAAGGTCCACGACCTCCAGTTGTCTTGATACGGTTTGCAGCCTCGCCACCATCGTCGATGTCCAAGGTGAACGTATCAATGTCCGTACGCGCAGTGGCGTTTGGAATCTCGATAGCGTTATGCAACGGACCGAACGGAGGTGTAGTTGGCCACGTAGGAGCACCAGGAGCAGCCTGCTGAGTCTCAGTGATCCCCATGATAGTTGCCGTACAGAGCATCAAACCGTTGTCAATTCTGATACTCAGTCGAGTCACGTTACATCCGAGGTAACCGAACGGACGCGCCGTTCGAACTGCTAGGATGGACAACGACTTCCTGACGTTAGCTCCTGCAGCCGTTGTAGGCGAAGCCACGTGAGCCGGGGTGTACGTGTAGACGTACGGACCAGCCCCTGTCTTGGCCACATTCACCCGCATGGCGTACAAGAAGTACAACAGGTTGTCTGCCGTTGCTTCGAACTCGATATCACCTTCGATGTGGGTGTATCCCTGAATCGCTCCCGAGCGGTCAGCAAGACCTCGGATGTTAGTCCGGTAGATCTTGTCCTCGACCTCTGTTAGAGATTCCGATCGGATCGGAATCCACTTAGTAGGAGCGATGTAAGTACCATAGGTAGTCTCAAACGCAACACCTAGGATACCGGTACCTCCAAGCTCGTAAGGCATTACTTGTCACCTCCTCCAGTCTTCTCGCTGGTTCCGACCTTCTTTACGGTGACGAACTCCCCTTGAATACTCTTGGCTGTTTCCGTATCAAGGTCTACAGTTACAGAGTCACCGTTCTTGACCAACCCAGAGATACCGGCAACATCGAGTTCGACATCTCCGGCCGCCGGATTGTTTACTGTAACCTCGTACTTCGGCATCAGAACACCTCCCTCGAACTGCCGGTCCATATGAGGCGGGTTGCTGCGTACATGACTTCGCGTTGAGCTAACAGACCTGGTTCGACAGAAGTGATGAAGCCGAATATGACCATCCCATCAAGAGTCAACATTGCATCATCTTTCATCATGAACTTTTCAAGTTGGTATGCGTGACCTTCGTTCTCTTGACGGGTGAGTTGAGCTTCTTGAACGCGACCATGAAACAGAGTGATGCCTACCGAGAAGGTCAAATCCCAACGTCTCGTTCCGTTGAAGGCCCGAGCCTTGGGACGACGCTCGACTGTTACACACGGAAAATTTGGCATCAAGGTCTGAGGACCGTACCATACGTCTTCCAGACCAAGAGGTTCCTTATGAGCCTCCAGGATGTCATATATCTTCTGTGTGATGGCGTAGTCACTGACCGCTAGCTCCCCTAGTTGTGTCACGTAGCGATCGCCTCCTCTAGCCAGTCCATGAAGACGGCTTGGATAGCATCGACTCCATCTTCACTGACGTACGACCAGTCACGAATAGGCATAACGGCTGTCCCTGTGATATGGAATGCTCCGTACCCTGTGGGGTCTACCATTTCGGCAGAGACCGTATGGGAATCATGTCTACGGAAGGCCCATTCCTGACCAGCCTCACTTCGGAGCGTACCTGTCCTATCGAGGATAGGATGATCACTTCCACGAATCATGGCAGTACCTTCAGCCAAGTCCTCCCACTTCGTAGGACGACCTTCCATCGCGAAGTTCATTTCCACTTCGTTGGTCGCAACAGGAATACTATTCCGAAGAGGCTCATCCAACATCTGAAGCCTCTCCGCTGTCATGAAGAAGCCTTCAGCCACAACAGCAGGAGCAGGTACGAACTCTACACTGAGAGATACTCTTCCTCCTCCAGCAACCATCAGAACTCCTGCTCCACCGTGAAGAATCTAATAGGCTCCAAGGTGTCGATGTCGACGTACTCATCGTCGGGGAAGAACTGAGGCTGACCGATCTCCACCAATGTAGGAGAGTCCGCCAACTCAAGGGTCCCATCCTTGAGTTGTTCAACCAACTTCTCGGCACGACTCAGAAGTCGTGCTGCATAACTGTTAGGGTCCTGGGACTCCTCCGAGTAGACCGATGCATACTTGAAGTGTGCCATGTACAATGCAGCGATCTCTCGGACGAGCCCCGGAGTCGGATCGGTAGGAGTTGGATCTGCAATACTTGGAGCTTCCCACAGATTGACGACATCCGGGTACAAATCGAAGAGAGCCCCACGCACGATCCTATCTGCAGATCGTGCGTAGGGCTCCGCCTCATGTTCTGTCTGGATAACAATCTTCTTACCATCCAGATGAACATTGGCGTCTTCGAAGGTAGCGAGTGACACCTACTTGCCCTTCTCCTCAACTGTGGCGTTGTTCACCCCAGCAACATCAGGAGTGGTAGGGTCAGTAGGAGCTGCGTCTGCCCTGCCGGCTGTAGCTGCAGGAGAGTGAGCAGCAAGGGTGTCCTCCTCGCTCTCGACGACACTACCGATCTCGACCAGACGAGCATAGTTCTCTTTACCACCTACGCCCTCCGCCGAGACCTTCTTGCCAGTTTCAATGATCTTGTCATCGAAGTGGATGTCACCGACTGCGATACCCAAATTGTTCACCTCCTCTTAGGCAACTGCGTCCTTGATCAGGTACCCGGCAACCGAGTCACCTGAACCGTCGACGGCGATGAGCTTGGTGTCGTAGCGGCGCGAGACTCGCACCACGTCTGACTTCCGCTTCTCTTCGCGCCAACGTTCGACCGGCTGAACGTTTCCGCCACCGTAGGGCAGAACGAACTCGTACCCGAAGGCAGGAACCTTGCGTCCAGGGTTCGGTGGAACCCAAGCGAACACGACATCCCTACCCCACGTGTATCCGAACGTTTCTGCCTGTCCGTAGACGTTGGTCAGAGAACCTCCACCGGCAACCACAAAGTTCGGGATACCGAGCACGGATGCAATCTGAGCATCGGAGGCGATCTGTGGCACCTGATACGTCAGACGCGCCAGGAGATCAGGGTGCTCCTGAAGCTGCCAGTAGACGTTGTAGCCCATGATCACCGTGTTTGGGTCCATGAAGAGCGTATCGTGGATCTTCTTCATGGCCGTCCGCACGTCCGTGATGGGGTTGGAGTTCGTGTAGTCACTCCACTGCGCAGTACCAACCAATGTTGCACTGTAGTTGGTTGCGTAGTTCGCGACTGTCGTCGCCAACCTCATCTGGATGAGTTCACGGTTGAGCAAGATGGTGTTAGTCACCTGCTCGGTAGTGTCCTGAGCAGGAGTCAACGGGGAGTCAGCGTTCTCGAGCTCCTCGTCAGCAACTACACCTTCCAGAGCGTGCTCCTCGATGAAGTACGTGTCCCTACTGAGAGTCATCGCAGGCAGCTCGTTCGCTTCGGATCCAGGAGCACGAATGTCGTTCGTCTCACGGCCCCAAACCTCACGAGTCATGACGAAGTACTTGTCACTCTGCTTTGCGACTCGAACAGTCGGGAACAACATACTCGCCACGTACGCTGCAGGGTTTTCATACCCTACACTGATCTGCGTCAACATCGTGTCGAGGTGCACCAACTGCGGGTCGTTGTAAGCCACTATGTCACCTCCTTCCTAGGTCGCGGCGTTGATGAGCGCGTTCGGCGCCAGGAGAACGGGAATCCAGTCTCCTGCGTTCGCGGCCGCCTTCAAGGCGATACCACATGGGAACTGCGTTGCCACTGCAGTCTGCGCACGACCGTTCGCCGACGGGCCCACAGGGACCCCTCGAGTGATGGCCGCAGCAGCTTCAACCCATGCGACACCGAGTACTTGCACTGCGGTCGCCTTACCATTGGTCGCTTCGGTTGCATCAATACTAACCTGTGCAACCCCAATCGTCCGAGTGGTAACGGCAGCGATCGCAGCGACTGTCTGGTCACCCGACAGAGCCACGAAGCGGTACTTTACGATCGCTCCTGAGGCCTGATACGGAAGTTCCAGAACACCAGTGTCTGCTCCTGCCAACTGAGTTCACCTCCTCCTATGCGGTCGCCTCGGCGGGCTTAGCCGACTTCAGATAAGCCTCCGCGAGGTCTGGGTGGGTACGAGAGACTTGCTTGACGGCCTCGCCAAAAGCGATACCTTCATTCTCGTCCCTGTACTTCTTCACTTCCCTGAGGAACTCTTCCTTGTCATCCGTCTCTTCGACGTGACCAGAGCCCTCCTCTCCCAACTGCACCAGGCCCTTCTCCTGAATAGCCTCCATGATCCCGTTGAACAACTCCATACGGGACTCGCTCAGCTTGAGCATGTACGGCTTCAGGAGCTCCTTGGTTGCAGGCGGGATCTGCTTGTACTCAGCTAGGCGACTGTCGACCGCGTTCTCACGCAGCTGCTTGTCCTGTTCTTCCAGCTGCTTGGCCTGCTCCGGGAACATCTCAGCGAACTGCTTCGCCTTTTCGTCCACCGGCAATGCAGGGGGCGGAGTCGCTGCCTTCTCCGACAGCTTCTTCACCTCCGACAGAGCGACCTCCTGAGCTTCCTCCTCCTTACCCTCTTCGATGGTCTTATCCACTCCAAGGGCTTCGAGGATCTTCTGCAGGAACTCGTTCAAGTGTTTCACCTCCTCTGTAGGGGTGTCGGCGTTGGTCGTGGTCGAGAATTTGATTGTCCCATCAGTAAGTTGTTCCGTGTACATATGTTCCAAGACTTCGTTCATGATAGGTCGGAAGTAGTTAGACACGTAGTCAGATTCGATTTCGCCATCAACAACAAGACAAGACCCTTCTCGGAAGAACAGACAGTTGGCACACCGATAAGCACTGTCATCGGCCATTCGGTAGTGCGCCTCATCCTGGGGAATCTTCCCCTCAGGAACCTCAAACACTTCCGAGAAGTTGATAGGCGCCAAACTCTTCATGAACGGTCGATTGGTCAGAGCCGCTCCGAAGAGGACATTGTCAAAGCACTGTGGGGGTTTGGAGTTGTTACACCACTCATCCCCATAGTCAATTGACATATACTTCCAGGCGCCATCGGAGATTTCCTTTGATGCCTCGCCAGTGAATTTGACCAATCCCCACAGGCCGTCGGGCTTCTTAGACAGGGACTGAATCCACCCTGCAGCTTTGTCTCCCTTAGCTGCATCGTACTTGTGGGCGTAGTCAATGTCAAGTTCTGTCCCTCGAACCCCGTCTTGGAAGTTCTTGATGAAGTCGTCAATCATGGTTTCGTCGATGACAATTTCACCATATGCAGGGTGGAGAAACTCACCATAAGGCAGGAGATGTACCTCTTTGGTGTTTTCTCCCTCGGTCAGTTGGAGCTGACCGAGGTCTGAGAAGTAGTGCTTCATCTCACCACCCTTCGGCATACATGACCTCCTATGATTCCATTATACATCGAACCCTATCTGACACGCAAAGGTGTTCATCAAACATTTTCTATATGCCACCACCCCTTGTCAACTGTCTCAGTCTTTCCGGCTCGGGTCACCTCACACTTGTAGTAGTAGTACCCTGCCGGCGTCTGATCTGCCCCTGCAACGTGAATAAGAATTTGACTGAATTCAGAACCAGCTATTGTACCGTCATTAGTAACAGAGACTTCGCCTGCAGACATTTTGTAATCGAACTTGGGAGATACATCTGTATCATCCGGATCGACTTTGACGATGATAGTAATTTCAGTCAGGTTAGGTGCAAGAGGAATAGCCTCTAAGTCTCCTGACGGAGTACGACGTGACAGACGTAAGGAAACATCGACATCTTCCTCCTCGTCAATTTTGAAGTCTACCATCATACCTCCTGTACATGGACTTCAGGAACGATAGCTAAACCATTATCAGTCTGGATAGCAACTCGACCAGTACGTTCTAACATAGGATTTGGGTGATCTACCACAACACCACTCACACCTTGCTTTGCTCCACCTACCACTTCAACGTTTGTACCTGCCTCAATCATATTTCCCCCTCCTAAGCCTGCACGTTGAGTTGAGTGATATGACACTGGTAAAGGTCAACAGCCAACGTAGGCGATTGCCCCGTAGAATAGGCGGCAAAAACGAATGGTTGTGCTTCATCTGTGTCCTGAATAATATATGAAACATCTTGAGTAAAATTCCAACCAGGATTAGGCGTAGGAGGAAGGTAATATTGAGGCGAAGCGGTTATTGTGACGCCATTCCAATAGTCCCAGTAATGGAATCCAGGACCGTCATGCCCTGCCGCAGGATAAACAGGCCAATTCGGATCGTATCTAGCCTGATCCAAATAACCCCCAACATACTTTGTAGGGCTAACTGAATACGTCGGATAAGGTGATGTCCATCTTACCGTACTTTTAACCAAATACAATCCTGGCGGAAGCATGATCACATGACCAGTAGGCCAAGTAACTCCCCAGCTATTTGTGGGATCAGAACCTAGCAAAGTAAAAGCCTCACCCGCAGCGACCCATCCATCATTGTCATTGACAGTTCTAAGTCCATTAGCAATACCTGCACTCCCAAGAGGGAGTGGTACACCATCATCATTACCCACCGGAATTGCAGGACTAACTAGTCCTGTGTTGAATGCCACGAAACGATGAGGCCACATACCTCCCCACGGAGCGGGATTGACAATTGACTCTACCATGTCACGTAGGTCTTGAGGACTAATTTCGCCGCTGTTGTTGTCAGCAAGTAGAGCCTTTACCTCCGCCAACGTCCTAGACGTATCTGCCATATTCCCCCCTAACCGATTCTCATGACTGATTGGTAATATCGTTCAACAGTTGTGGTAGACGGTTGGTTGGCTGTTGAGGAAAGTGTCAAATAGTAAGGTTGAACGGTGTCAGTATCATTCATATGTGTAGCAGAGACCCAATAAACCAAACTGGTAAATGTAGCACTATCTATAGTAGGAGGAGACTCCTGTGCCCAAATCGCTGAACGATACGTTTCGTACCACCATCCCGGGAATACAGGAGCCCACGTTGCCATAGGATCGAACCTAGCTTGATCTAAGTACGCTCCTACCCAGGTATAAGGTGACCTATCATATGTAGGCGGTGTACCAGTGAAGTATACAAAGGTCTGAGTCATATACATACCTGGGGGTAACAGCAGTGCATCTCCTGCAACAATATCGACCCCCCAAGTGCTTTCAGGGTCACTACCTAACAACGCGTAGGTGTTTTCCGCCCACCCTTCAGGATCACCATTGTTAGCATAGCCAGGATTGTTAGCCCCTAGTGGTAGTTTGGCCTGTGTACCTGCAGGTAGGGATTGACTAATGATACCAGAGTAGGTATAAAACGCCTGCATCCTAGAACCTACTCCTGGGAATCCGCCTGCAGGTACAGGGTCTACAACTGATTCAATAACGTCACGCAAATCTTGAGCCGAAATTGCCCCCACAGTGTTGTCAGCTAATAGGGCTTTAATCGCGGCAAGGGTTCGTGCAGTATCTACCATTAGAAATCCTCTCCAAAGCCGTCATTGAAATCGCCAAAGTCAGTGTGAGAACCACCGAAGCCACTACCGAAGCCGTTACTCCAACCATCGTCATCTGCCTGGTAACTGACATCATCAGCCGCTCCGTGGTAAATGTTACGGTTCCCCCTGATAGCATGGTAGATCCTACCAGTCCTACCCACTAGTTCAACAAACTGTTTGACAAAACCCCCTACGGGAGTGAGACCTCCTGTAAACAGTTTGCCAACGTACTTGTTGAGAGTTCCAGACGGTGTGAGTGATCCAGCCAACGCTTTGTTCTGCAACCTCAACATCAACCCTGTGGGGGTTATACTTCCAGTAAGGGTCTTGATAGCCAACTTCACTTTCGTCATTACACCAGACGGAGTAATGAAAGCTGTCATAGTCTTGGAGACCCTCTTTGTCAGAAGGCCTGCAGAGACCTGTGTTGCGGCCATTGTCTTCTGCGTTTGTTTAAGCAGCACTCCTGCGGGCGTCAGAACTCCACTTAGTGTCTTCGGAGAGACCTTCGTCTTTGTCATTGCACCGCTTGGAGTGATCGCTCCGGAGCGTGTCCGGAGGAAGCTGGCGACCTTAGTCATAACCCCAGACGGTGTAATAGATCCTACCAACGTCTTCTGAGTCTGTTTGAGTAACACTCCAACTGGGGTCAAGGCTCCCGACGTCGTCTTCAGAACGACCTTTAACTTGACCATTACACCTGAAGGAGTCAGAGCACCTGACAAAGTCTTCTGAACCTGTTTCACCAAAAGACCCGTCGGAGTAAAAGCTCCTGATAGTGTCTTCTGAGTCTGCTTGAACAATGCTCCACTAGGCGTCAAGGTTCCAGACAGTGTCTTCAGAGTGACCTTCAGTTTGGTCATCACACCTGAAGGAGTCAAAGAGCCGCTTCTAGTGAACTGCCACTGTCTGAACAAGACCCCGGAAGGTGTAAGGGCACCACTAAGAGTCTTCGCCGTTTGTTTGATAAGCAACCCTGTGGGGGTTATAGCACCTGCCATAATGCGAAAACGAGTTCGAACCATAACTCCTGATGGAGTCAGACTCCCTGACAACGTCTTAGCCGTCAGTTTTGTCAAGACCCCAGAAGGAGTCAAGGCTCCGGTTAGCACCTTCACAATCGTCTTGACCTTAGTCATCACTCCTGATGGAGTGATACTTCCCGACAGAGTCTTAGCGGTCAGTTTTATCAACAATCCTGATGGGGTCAAGGAGCCGCTCAAAGTCTTCAAGGTAACCTTCAGTTTAGTCATCACACCACTTGGTGTAAGAGCCCCACTAAAGGTCTTGAGGGTCATCTTCAGTAGTACTCCCACAGGGGTAAGAGCCCCGGAGAGTGCTTTCTGTGACTGCCTAGCCAACGACCCTGTAGGAGTCAGAGAGCCCGCCGTAGTCTTAAGCGTGATCTTTGTTTTGGTCATTACACCGTCAGGAGTAATAGCTCCTGATCGCGTTCGTAAGTAGGACGCAATCTTGGACATCACTCCGCTAGGAGTAAGATCGCCTGACATCGGCATCTGTGTTTGCTTGACTAGAAGACCAGTAGGTGTTAAGGCACCAACCAACGTCTTAGGACTAACTTTTGTCTTTGCCATAACACCAGAAGGTGTCGA